GGTAGCGTGGGGGAATGAGGGGATCAATCGCGTCCGGGTTGGCGTCGGCTACCCACACGTCATGGAGTTGGGCGCGCCAGTACTCCCAGAGGGGCACCGTGCCCGCGCCGCCACCACCGGTCAGCAGGAGCCTCACGCGCACTCCTTGACGGCCTGTACCACCGTGCCGATTTCCTGCTCGGTCAGGGTAGGAAACATCGGGATGCTGACCGTCTCGGCGGCGTACTTCTCCGCATTGGGCCACATGCCGGGCTCGTAGCCGAAGCGTTGCCGATAGTAGGGCTGCAATGGGATGACGGGGTAGTGAATTGCCGTCCCCACACCACGGGCAGCCAGCCGATGGCGGAAGGCGTCGCGGTCAGGATGCCGGAGCCGGTAGAGATGCACCCAGGACTCCGGAGATCGGGGTTCCACGGTGAGACCAGTGAACTCAGCATCGTATTGTTCTGCGATGCGGCGCCGTATGTTTACGCCAGTCAGGACGCGGGCTAGTTGGGACCGGGCCAGCGCGGCAGATAGCTCCGGCATCCGGTAGTTGTAGCCGAGCGCCACCATGCTGCTGCCCAGCCGGCCGTGAGAGCGGAGCAACCGGCACCGCTCAGCGATCTGCGGGTCATTGGTGACGATGGCCCCGCCTTCCCCGGCAGCAACGTGCTTGGCGGGGTGGAAGCTGAAACAGGCGGCACCAGCGCCACTAGGGAGAGAGAGGGGACCGTGACAGGCGTCAACAACTATGTAGGGGAGGCTAAGCCGTAGCGATACTGGCTCACCCCCAAGGGTCACGAGGACGGTATCTACGGTTCCCAGATCGTAAAATGTGTGTTGCCAACCGAGTGGATGGTTGTATATCCAGGCGTTGGCGGTGGCAACAAAACTCATGGCTGGTAACGATCGGGCCTCTCCCCCAATGGCATTGTATGCCACATGCAGCGCCGCCGTGCCCGAGTTCACCGCTACCGCGTACTTGGCTCCGGCAAACGTGGCTAGCTCGTCCTCGAAGGCTTCTACTTCTGGGCCCTGCGTGAGGTAGCTGGATCGCAGGGCCCGGAGCACCGCCGCCTCATCCTCAGGCGTGATCGCATGGCGGGTGTAGGGAATCATGGAAGCGCCTTCCTGAGTTCGTCCACCGTCAGCCATCGCGTGTTCATGTCGCTCCGGTACGGGCCCGTCATGCCCACTACGATTTCGTGTGCCGCCACCAGATCCTCGTGAACCTTCTCCACACCACGCGGCCCGGTGATCTGAAACGGGGGACCGCTGGCGCCCTGAATCGCCAGTGCCAGGTCAACGATCTTGTAGCTCGGCATGAAGGCCGGGACATAGAGCCGGCCACCGGGCATCGCTACCGTGTTGACCACGAACAGGATGGCTTGCTCTACCGTGATCCAGAAGCGCGTTGAGCGGACATCGGTGACCGGAAGTTGCTTGCCTTCCCGGGCCAACCGCTGCCACAGTGGGATGACCGAGCCGCGACTGTTGGCCACGTTGCCATAGCGCACTACGGAAAAGAGAGCGGTTCCCCCAAGGTAGGCATTGGAATGGAGGACGATCTTCTCAGCGGCGGCCTTGCTGACCCCGTAATGCGTGAGTGGGTTACAGGCTTTGTCCGTAGAGAGAAAGACAAGCCGGGGGCGGTGGTGGATGGCCGCCCGCACGACATTGGTGGTGCCTTCGACGTTGGTCCGGATCGCTTCGAGCGGATCGTATTCGCACTTCTCAATCCGCTTCATGGCCGCGGCATGAATCACCACGTCGCAACCCCGCATGGCCAAGTCTACCCGGTCCCGGTCCCGCACGTCGCCCACCAGGAACCGGAGCCGATCATCAGGGAATCGCTCCGCCATCTCGGCCTGTTTCAGCTCATCCCGTGACAGGATACGGAGTCTACCGATTCCGTGGGCGAGGGCGTAGGCCGTGAAGGCTTGGCCGAAGGAGCCTGAGCCGCCGGTCAGGAGAACCGTCTTGCCGGTGAGCATGAGGGGACGCTTGCGGTGTATACATTCCATTGTATACGCCTTAGCCTAATATCCATGCGTGTCTTGTTCCTCGGGCCGGAGTGGGGCGGAGCGAACTACCTGGCCGGCCGGGTCTATCAGTGGCTCTCGGCGCAGCCGGTGATACTCTCCGCCCCAATCGCTGCCAAGCTGGATACAGTAGACGGGTGGGAGTTGGGCGTGTCCTGTGGGTACGTCCACCGCGTGCCTGGGCCCATCCTGGCGGGCCTGCCCATCGTCAACCTCCATACGGGCTACCTGCCGTGGAATCGAGGCCGGTTCCCGAACGTCTGGCCGATCTTGGACGGCTCGCCGGCCGGCGTCACGCTGCATTGGATGGACGCCGGGATTGATACGGGACCGATCCTGGCCCAAGCGCGGGTGACGGTGGAGCCGTGGGATACCGCCGAGACGTTGTACCGGAAACTGGAGGCTGCGGGCTTCGCCCTGTTCCGGGACAACTGGCTGGCCGTGATGAGCCGGTCTCCGGGGGTGCCGCAACGCGGACCAGGGACCACCTACCGAAAGGAGGACCTGGAGTTAGTGCGGGCATCCCCGGAGACGCGGTTACCGGTTAGGCGGGTACTGGACATCCTGCGGGCCCGGAGCTTCCCAGGCTACGGGCTGCGGATCACGGAAGCGGACGGGACGGAATGGGAGGTGTCGGTCGAATGCCGGAAAGCCTCCTGAAGCCTGATGGCGTGACCATCGTCGCGGAAGTGAGTTGCAGCCACGGCGGCCAACTGCACAACGCCTATCGGCTAATAGACGAGGCAAAACGGGCTAGAGCTGACTCCATAAAGCTCCAACTATTTGAAGTGGACGACATGGTGGGCGTCGGCCGAAACCCTATCCTCACAGCAGGGCCGTGGAAAGACCGGGGGCTGCGTGATCTGTACGAACAGACTCGGACACCGCGCCTGTGGTTCCCCGAGTTGTTCGCCTACGCCCGGAGCCTTGGGCTGGTGCCGTTCAGTAGTGTGCTGAGTCTGGAAGGGGTGGACTATCTCGAAACGCTGGGCTGCTGCGCCTACAAGATTCCGAGCGCCGAAATCGGGTGGCTGGAGCTGATTCAGAAGGCGAGTGATACCGAAAAGCTGGTACTTCTCTCAACCGGCATGGCGACCCCGCGCGAGATCGGCAATGCCGCCGCTCATGTCCCTGGCTGGAAACGCCTCTGGCTTCATTGCGTGGCCGCGTATCCCGCCGATGTACAATCCATGCATCTCAGTACCCTGAAGGGGATGAGGGGTTTGTCCGATCACTCCAAGTCTCTCATCCCACCCATCGTCGCCACGGCCTATGGTGCCAGGGTCATCGAAAAGCACATCCAGCTACCCAACGTGGTGACCCCGGACAGCGGCTTCGCCTTGACGCCGGCCGAGTTTGCCGCAATGGTAGAGGCGGTGCGCGACACGGAAGCAGCCATGCGGGAACCCACCGAGGACGTGGAACAGGAGAGCCGCCAGTGGAAACGGCGCTTGATTGACGGGCAGTGGTTGCGCGGGTAGCCGTCCGCACCACGAAGCCCAAAGCCTTCACCCTCACCCATACCATTGCGGATGAGGCCGAGCCCGACATCGCCCGCACCATCCGCACCGCCTTTCTCGAAGCCCGCCGCCTGCTGAACCTCCCGGAGTTGGCGCGCTTCTTTGCCGACCGCTGGGAAGCCCAAATCCTCGATCACCAACGCTGGCGCACCATCCTAAACCCGCTCTACTCCCGGCTGGTGGGTATCCTCGGCGCCACTGCGGGTCATGCCGCGGAACGCCACGCCAGCCTCCTACCGGTTCACAAGGCGGACCGGGAGACGCTAGGATCAGTCGGCTTTTCCTTCCAGTTTACCAACCAAGAAGCCGTACGGTGGGCGGAAACCCATGCGGCCAATCTCGTGGTGGGCGTCTCCGAGGAAACCCGGGCGGCCATCCGGCTCATCCTGGTGCGGCTCTACCAGGACCCGACGATGGGGCCGGACCGGGCCGCCAGGGAAATCCGGGCTATCATCGGGTTGACCCGCCGTCAGGCCATCGCGGTTGACAACCTCCGGCGAATGTTGGAGCAGCGCCGGGAGTTGGCCACCATTGCCCGGGATGCCGCCAGCTCCCTCTCCCCCCAACGGCGGGCCTTCTGGGCCGAGCAACAGGTCAAGACGGCGGCGGTGATTGACGCCAACGTAGGCCGGTATGCCGACCGACTCCTCCGGCAACGGAGCGAGACGATTGCCCGGACGGAAAGCATGACGGCGAGCAACCGGGGTCAGCAACTCCTCTGGGAGCAGGCCCGGACCGTCGGGCTGGTGGATAATTCCGTCCAACGGGAGTGGATCACCACCCCGGATATTCGGCTCTGTGAGATTTGCCAGCCGATGCAGGGAGTCCGGGTGAACCTCGATCAGTCGTTCACGCTGGAGGATGGCCAGACTCTCATGACCCCGCCCGCTCACCCGCAATGCCGCTGCACGGTAATTCTCCGATTTTCCTGAAATAACCTAGCGCCCCAACGTCAACAAGTAATACCCCTTCCCCAACCCACTGGGGGAGCGACGGTTGCCGTTCGGGCAGTACAAAGACCACGCCGCGTGCGTGGCCGCCCATAAAGACAAGGCTGATCCCGACGCCTATTGCGCGGCGATGGAACGCCAGATGCAAGGCGGCGTCGCCAAGGTGGACGCGGATCAAAACCTCGTCTTCGGCTGGTTCTCTGTCGCCGTCCAGAAATCGGGCGATCCCCTCATCGACAAGCAGGGCGACATCATCGAGCCCGCGGAACTAGAGTCGGCGGCCTACGAGTTCGTCCTGAATTTCCGCGAAGCCGATGAGATGCACAGCCGAATTACCAAGGGCCACCTGGTCGAGTCCTTCGTGGTCACCCCGGAAAAGCTGACGGCGATGGGGCTGAAGTCGGACGCTATCCCCGCCGGCTGGTGGGGGGGCTTCAAGGTGGACCCCGACACGTTCCAGAAGGTGAAGTCCGGTCAGCTCAAGATGTTCTCGATTGAGGGCATGGCCGAGCGGGTGGAGGTCTAATGGCCACGATCCTACGGAAGTTGACGATCCGGCGCGTCGCGTTGGTGGATGCCGGGGCGAACCAAGAGGCGTTCGTTAACCTGTTCAAGAGGGACGGAGACATGGCAGACAAGGACACGCCGGAGGCCAAGCGGCTCGCGGACCTGGAGGCTCAGGTGGCGACGCTGACCAAGGCCAGGGCCGACGCCGACGCCGCGACGGCGAAGGCGGAGAAGGACAAGGCGGCGGAGATCGCCAAGGCCGAGCAGGGGAAAAAGACGGCCGAGCAGGTGGCGAAGGAAGCCGGCGAGGCGGTGGTGGCGCTCCAGAAGCAGCTAACGGCATCCAGCGAGCAGATCGCCAAGCTGGCCGAGGAGCGTGAAGTCGAGCGGTTCACCGAGATTGCCAAGTCGGTTCCCCATCTGGGGAAGGCCGAGGAATCGGTGCCGCAGCTCCGGGCGATTGCCAAGGCGATGGACGCCAAGGCGTTTGACGCCTATCTGGTGAAGCAGCGGGCCATCGCCGAGCAGTTGCGCCAGTCGAATCTCCTGAAGGAGATCGGCAGCAACGGCGAAGGCGGAGACGGATCGGCGGCGAGCAAGATCGCCATGATCGCCAAAGGCCTGCGGGAGAAGGACAAGACGCTCACCGAGGAACAGGCCTACTCCAAGGCCCTGGAACAGCTCTCGGCTGAGGATTACGAGGCCTACCGTATGGCCTCCTACGTCGGCCCGCGCCGGGGAGGGGACTGATCGTGGCCTGGGATCATGGAGTTCTCGATCTTGGCCAGTTCGCGGCGTCCAGTGACTACAACGACGCGGCTGACCAGTTCTGTGTTATGAGGATGACCACCGGCTTGACGTGGGTCAAAACGTCGGCGGTCTCAGACAATTGTCTCGGCGTCTTGCAGGACCGGCCCAGTTCTGGGATCGCGGCTAATGTCCGCGTGCTCGGGGTCTCGAAGGTGCGGGTCATCAGCACTGCTCATACCGCCATCGTCCCGGGCACCAAGTTGACGGGCGGGGTAGGCGGGGGCGCAATGCCCTCGACCGTTCTCACGGCCAATGTGCTCGGCGTGTCGTTCACGGCGCTGGCGGCCAACACCACCGGCGTCATCAGCATGCTGATTCTTCATCGTGGCGCCGGCTCGTCTGCCGGTGGCGCGGGCGCGTAAGGGGGCGCGACTCATATGGCACCGTTCATCATCCGTAAGTCGCAGCCGACCTATACGGAAGTCCACATCGACGCGCCGCTCACCAACATGTCGGTGGCGTTCGCGCAGTCGGCCGATTCATTCCTCGCGGGGCAGGTGTTCCCGCGCGTCCCGGTCATGAAGAAGTCGGACAAGTACTTCACGTTCGACCGCAGTTACTTCCTGGCCGATCACACCGAGAAGCGGGCGATTGGGGCTGCTGCTGCGCGCTCGGGATACCTCATCTCGAATGACAGCTACGAATGCGAGCGGCTGGCGCTCGGGACCCCGGTTCCTGACGGGCTGCGAGACAACGCCGATACGCCGATTCAGTTGGATCGGTCCGGCGTCAACTTCCTGACCAGCCACCTCCTGATCGGCATGGAACGCGATTGGGCGACGGCGTACTTCGCTGGCTCTATCTGGGACAACACCCTCGCCCTATCAAACGGGAAGTGGAGTGATGCCAACTCCGATCCCGTGACCGATGTCAAGACCGCGAGCCGGGCGATTCTGGAGAACACCGCCCAGAAAACCAACGTGCTGGTCTGTGGCAAACTCACCTACGATCGGCTCACCGAGCACCCGGACGTAATCGACCGGATCAAGTACTCGGCCGGTCCGGGAAACCCCGCCATCGTGAATCGCCAGACACTCGCCCAGTTGTTCGAGGTCGAGCGGGTGCTGGTGGGGACGGCCACCAGGAACACCGCCGCCGAAGGCGTGACGGCGACCTACGACTTCGTGTGCGATGAGGATGCGGTGCTGCTGGTGTATGCCGCGCCCAATGCCGGTATCGAGGTTCCGTCGGGTGGGTACACGTTCACCTGGCGCGGGACCGGGAATGGCATGGGACTGGAGATGAAGCGGTATCGCGAAGATCACCTGGAATCGGACATCATCGAGGGTGGGGTCTGGTTCGACCATAAGCTCGTGAGTGCCGCCCTGGGTTCCTTCCAGGGGGATGTGGTGGACTAATGGCCCTGATTGCTCGACGGCCCATGCAGCTCAATGGGCATGACGTGCAGCCCGGTCAAGCCGTGGATGGGCTCTGGCCGGAGCTGCGGGAACGGACCCGGCGGGCGTTGCTGAGTACCCGTCGGGTAGTACAGGACGAAGGAGATGCGGTGATGGCGGGTGATGCGGCCCCCGTGGCGCCAGCAATCGGCACAGCGGTTTCCGAGGCCCCACCCGCTATTCCGGCCAAGCGCAAGCGCGGCCGTCCACGCAAACATCCACTCCCGGAGGCCAGTAATGGCTAAGGGTCGGTACGTCGGCAAGGGCGCCCTGTTGGGGTATGGTGCCATAGTACAAAGGCATTCCGTCACCTCCACGGCCACCGTCATGCCTAACTGGGGCATGGTGTCGTTCGGAAGTTCGGCCGCAAAGACCTGGCGCATGAAGGACCCGGAGCCCGGCCAGAGCGTCGTGCTCTACTGCAACAATGCCGCGGGCTCGGCGGTCCAGACGGTCAAGACCAGTAGCACCCGCGATTTTGTCGGGCCCAATGCGACGCTGACCCAGCTCCGCTTCACGGCGGATCATCAGACCGTCACGTTGATGGGCCGGACGACGGCGGCGTATGAGGTCCTGAGTCGCAACATGAACTCCGTCACCGACATTGCCTCTACGGCGGTCTGGTTCCCGTGCAATGGGGTGGTGTCCTTCGGGGCCACCGGAGCAGAATCGTGGCGGATGGCCCAGCCGCAGCCGGGGGATGAAGTGGTCCTCTACTGCGACGATGCGGCGACGGGGGCGATCCAAAAGGTGTGGGCCTCGACTGCCTCGACGGCTCCGAAGGTGCAGTTTGTCTCGACCGCCGGGTCTAAGCTCGTGGCGCAGTTCGATACGGATGGCGAGGTTCTGTTCTGTCGGGCGCTTTCCACGGCCAAGTGGCTGGTGAGCCCCAACGCCAGTATCGCCTAC